ATTTTCTGTGTAAGTTGAGAAATCTTGTTCGTTACTTCTGGATCAGTTGGAGATGCATCATTTACAAATTGCAGTGTATCTACAACTTGCTGAGTAATATTATTATAATCATCAATTTTATTCTGTGATACTCCTTTATCACGCATTCTACCATCATTATATAATCCACCAAAACGAGATAGAGCTGCCGCAAATGAAAAATTCATATTAAAATCAAGATTTAGAATTTGATCATTAAGTCCAGTAAAAATATAATTATATTTTTTTCTTAATATATTTTTCTTAGCATATTCTATCATTCTCTTTCTTTCAGCAGCAATGGTATCAGATGTTTGGCCGGTCTGGGATGCACTGGCGTCGAGGCCGCCAATACTATAATCAACAATATAAATTGTTATATCAACTGCATTATTTTGTCGTAGAGCATCAAATGCTATGGGTTTAGTTTCAGTAACTATTCTCCATAATTTTTTCATTTGATCCTGCTGATCATTTGTTGGTTCCGGTTGGGAACCGGGACTATTAGCATTCCTTGAAGCTGCTTGGAAATAGGGCATATTCTGACATAATAGGTCAACGATTTTATCAATTGAAGTTCCTGGAGAGAATGTAGCAGTCTTCCTTTCAAAGTCATAAAAATCACTATTTCGTGATGAGTTTTTATTCTGATCTGGTGGTGTAATTATTCCATTCTTTCCACTAGCAATAGTATCATCTACAATAATTGTGAATCTATCGGGAATACTGTAATTTACGACAAGTTTTTCAAACTGGTCAGCGTTTAATTTATTTTGAAGATCTTGCATAGCGTTTCCTAAGGTACTAATATCTTTTAGTACAATATTGGCCTGCGTTGAAAAGTATGCATTTGATTGAGCTAATTCATCATACATAATTGCATCAAACTCATATCTTGTTCCAACATGTGTAACATTTGCCTTAACGTTGGTAAGCTTAATTGGCCAAACCCATTTTGAAGTTGCAAGGCCGCCGGCGGTGCCGCTTGTAGAAGAATCCGATGTTCCTGGGGTCCGAGTTCTAAATTCTAATTGTAAATAACAAGGCATTACGAGCCAATTTCCTATTCCTAGTGAAACTGCCTGGTAATACATTTTATCTAATAGGCCAGCGCCAGATGGTTCTACAATTTCAAATTTAATTGTTGTTTGTGTCCCGGTACCTGATTCGACCGATGGTACCGCAATACCATTTACTTCGACCTTATCAATTGTTAAATCTGTTACTCCACTTTCTGCAATAATAGTTTGGCTTGCTGTATTTAAAATATCACCCGATTGCACTGCCGATAATGGTGTTATAAAAAATTTCCAATGATAGGTATAGACATCATAATTATCTAATATATTTGCTTGAAAATCAAATGTAAACGTATCTGTGGACGACGTGGATGTATTTGTTCCTGTGTTTGTAAATTTTCCGTTGGTAGAAGTCACTGTAGTAACTGGTGCAACCACTGATGCCGTAGGAGTAGAATTAATTTTAGGTATATTTGTTACAACAGCCTGCGCTGTTGTGGACACAGGGCCCATAAAACTTTTATCTATAGCCATTATTGTTTTAGGATATTAGCAGGAATATAAATTTGAAGTCCAGAAACAAAATCATTTATGGGATCAATGATTAAATCTGGATTTCTTATACAGAAAACCCACCATAATCTTGGTGTACCATATTCTTGTTGACTTAGAAGGTCTGGCCTTTGATTAAATTGTTGCGGTATTGTTATTAATTTATCAAACTGGTTTGAGGGAACCACAACTGGTGTCCAAATATCAAGATACCAATTAACAACAGGGGTTGTATAATATTGGCTTGTTTCTTTTAAATTTTGAGCCATTAAATGTATCCTTTATTTAATAATTTTCCCTGCCTGAAGTCATCGAGATTAAAATTATTTCTTAGATCAATTGGAATATATTGAACATCCATCTCTAATTGTACGGTTATGTGTGTTGGTACATAGGTGTATCCACTTGAATTTGTTATAGGTAAACTAACTCCAATATCAGGAGAAAATAACAAATTATTAGTTGTATTAACAGGAACATAATCAATATTTGCTTCTAACGTATAACTAAAATCTTTAACCACTACAGGAACATTATTATATTGATAATCCCCAAGATAATTAAAAACTAATACTGGTGGTGGAGTTCCTGCCTTATTATATGGATTTACACCAAAATAAGATTTCGTAACGGAGCGGAAGAACCATAGCACCGCTAATAAATATAATGCTTCATCATTTGTTTGTGCTGTAAATTCAGCCGATAGACTTAGAGGCTTTGGATAAGATCTAACATATGCGTTGTATCCATAATTTGTATGAATAAAAGCAGTTGGATCGTATTCGGCAACATTACCTGTCGATAACGAAGGTGTATAAGGAAACAATACGCCTTGAGTTGACCATAATGGAAATAATATATTGGTATTCAGTTTTGGACCAAGTACGTCGTTTGTTTGAACATTTGCAGAGGTTGGACTACCCGGACTTGACGGTTGTGTTGTCCCTAAATTTTTTGGTGATAATCGTGCTCTATAATCTACTTGTGGCATATGATACTCCTATATTGCTATTTATCAGTACAATAAACGCATGTTTTTATAGTGAAATTCTTGACCTTATTGAAAGCCTACGCTATACTTAAAGAAAACTACAAGGAGAGTAATTTAATGACTGTAATTTTAGAAGAAGACGATAACAAGGCGCCGCTAATCATCCCTGTAGCGACTAAAAAAATAAACTATCTTAATAATAAGGATATGTTAAAAGAAATACATCGCAGTAAAAATTCTTTTTGTGAATACATTGATCCTAAATATAGTGATTATGATATAATTATTGAAGATGTTAATGAAATTTTTAATATTGATGTTCAGGATAGGGCTAAAATTACAAGAGCGGCACGTTTAAGTGTTTCAGCATTTGAAGCTGCTGTAGCAAATACAATGCCCGGTCCAAAATCCGATAAGCCAAAACTTTCTGAATATAAAATAAAGTCAGACACAATATCAGTTGATGATCTTGTGTTTCGTGTGTTAACTTTTGAACATATACCACTTGCCCCAGGTCGAAAAAAGAATCCAAAGAATGTAGCTGATAATTATATGAAATTAAATTTTGCACCATTTAAACATTATATTATAGAAAATGGTATAGCGAAGGAAGTTGGATTATCGCATTTCAAGAAAGGTAAATTTGGTACTGAGCACGGCTCTATTACTCCAAAGCTTGCTCGAATGTTTATTCTTATGGTTAATAAGTATGCTCAAAGAGGAAATTGGAGAGGTTATACGTACCTTGATGAGATGAAGGGACAGGCATTACTACAACTTGCTCAAATGGGACTTCAATTTGACGAATATAAATCTGATAATCCCTTTTCATATTATACAGCTAGTGTATCTAATAGTTTTACACGGGTTCTAAATTTAGAAAAGAAAAATCAAGATCTGCGTGATGACCTACTAATTGATAGTGGGGCAAGCCCAAGCTTTTCCCGTCAGTTAGCATTAGAAGAGGAAATTCGTAGATTAAGAGAAGAAGCACAGGATTCAATTAAAGACGAACAATAAGATGAATGAAATTATTTTTTATCCATTAGATCTTACTTCATCTAATAATGGGTTATTATCTTCTCCAAAAGAAGATTTATTAAAACACGAAGATGTAATTCATTTTCAGAATATATTAGATTCTATTGGACATAATCGTACACATTTTCAATTTATCTATAATTTAATGTATAAAACATCTGATATAAGAGAAGTCTCATATAGTAGAAAATCTGACACTATTTATGTAGAATACGGACTTGATTTTGATGATCCAAATAATTTATTACAATATTGTAGATTTTATTTTTTAATACATTCTTTCGGTAATATTACACAATTGGGTAAAAATTTACATAAATTTATAGAAATCTTCAAAACACCATATTATGCTATTAAAAGAGAATGTAATAATGAAATTTGTTATCTTTTAGAATATGATATATCTGATTTCACATTTTTAGTTATTAATCCTGGTTTAAAAAAATATTAGAAGATATGACTAATATGACGGAACCTGTATCGATTGTAAAATTTAAAATACAATGAATATTAAAATCTATCCCAATTATAATGCAAGAACATCGGATTCTTATAAAAGTGGTGATCCAACGGAATTGCGTGTATTTCCTACCGCTACTGAGGATTTTTCAAAATCACAAATAATATTATTAATCGAGATTTGTGGATCATATAGTGGAACACAATATCATGCCGCAAATCAAGATTTAATTACTAAACTTAATAATTATGGAATACATAATACCGGATTAATTACACAGGAAGATAAGCGTGGTGTAAGATATATTGAAGTTAATAAAAACGATTTCAACAGGGAAAGGCTTTTTACAACAATGTCGAAATTATGGTTTTGATATAAAATAATGATTTGACCCAAAATGATAAATAATTATATATACTTTGGACCAAGTTATGTTTATTTATAAAATTACAAATTCTGAAAATAATTTATGCTACATAGGTATAGATACCCACGAAGAGTACCGACAAAAGCGTTGGAAGGATCACAAAAGGGATTGCAAGAAATTAAATTCTAAATTTCATTTAGCATTAAGAGAAGATATTTCTAAATTTTCTTATGAAGTAATATATAGAACATTCGATATAGGAGATCTTCTACTAACAGAAATAAAATATATTTCTGAATTTAATTCATATAGAAACGGATATAATTCATCTCCTGGTGGCGACGCTTTTAATTTTAGAAATATAAAAAATATAGATCCGAAAATTTATGCGGAAATTATTAAAATAAAAAGCGAGTGGACACAAGAATTAAATAAAAAGAAATGGGAAGATACCGCACCTGAAGAAAGAAAATTTTTATGCAAACATCTACATACCAAAGAAATCTATAAAATGAAGTCTGAATCATTGAAACAATTTTATTCTGCAAAACCCGAGAAGAAAAAAGAAAAAGGCATTGCAATTAAAAAATGGCAGAATGAACATAAAGAACAATTATGTGAAACAAATAAAAAGAATGGTCTAAAAGGTTCTGAAAAAGTTTCTAAAAAAGTAAAAATTGAATTTTTCGATGGTTCTATAAAAATATATAATAGTAAATCTGAATTTAATCGTGGACACGGCGAAATAATAAATGCTATCATACGAAAAACAAAAGAAAATAAATCACACCGTGGATTTAAAGGATGGGAATTATGAGTGATCAATTATTTCATAAAGCAATTATCATGACCGACATACATTTCGGTCTTCGACATAATTCTCAAGAACATAATAAAGATTGTTTAGATTTTATTGATTGGCTTATTGTAGAGGGTAAGAAAAGAGATGCAGAAACCTGTATGATGATGGGTGACTGGCACCATCATCGTTCTAATATAAACATCTTAACACTTGATTATACAATGCAGGCATTGCGGAAATTAAATGCAGCATTTCAAAAAACTTATATTATGGTCGGTAATCATGATCTTTTTTATCGAGAAAAACGTGATATACATTCTATGATTGTTGGAAGCGAATTTAAAAATATAATCTTAGTTGATTCTATTATAGTTGAAGGAGATGTTGCTTTAGTTCCTTGGTTGGTTGATGAGGAATGGAAGGATGTTGAAAATATTAAATCTAAATATCTCTTTGGACATCTTGAGCTTCCAGGGTTTAAAATGAATGCTATGGTTGAAATGCCAGACCAAGGTATGTTGAACTCTGGACATTTCAAACATCAAGAACATGTATTCACTGGACATTTCCATAAAAGACAAACAAAGGGCAAGATTACATATATTGGAAATCCTTTTGGACACAATTATTCTGATGTCTGGGATTTTGAAAGAGGTGCTGCCTTCCTTGAATGGGATAAAGAACCCGAGTTTATTGACTACAGTGATGGTCCAAGATTTATTAGTATTACACTGTCTGCATTACTTGCTAACCCAGATATCTATCTTAAACCAAAAACATATCTTCAGGTTAATTTAGATCTTGATATAAGTTACGAGGAAGCTACATTCTTACGTGAAACATTTTTAACTCAATATCAGGTTAGAGAATTTAAATTAATTCAAAATCAAGATGAACTTTTGCAGACTGATTTTGAAGGCGATATTACGTTAAAAACAATTGATCAAATTGTTATTGAACAATTAGGAAATGTAGAAAGTCCGTCTATTGATTCTGCTAAATTAATTGAGATATACAATGGATTATAAATGTTAAAAATAAAATCATTAACGCTAAGAAATTTTCTATCTATTGGAAATGTGACCCAGTCAATTAGTTTTAATCAAACCGAATTGGTCCTTGTCTTAGGTGAGAATCTTGACTTAGGTGGAAATGATAATAGAAATGGTGTTGGTAAATCAGCAATTGTAAATGCATTATCATATGCATTGTATGGTGCTGCTCTTACAAATATTAGAAAAGATAATCTTATAAATGTTTCTAACATGAAAAATATGTTAGTGACTCTTACATTTGAAGTTAGTGGTATTGAGTATAAAATTGAGCGAGGCCGTAAACCTGGAATCTTTAAATTTACTAAAGGCAATATTGAAACAAATATTGATGAGGATGAATCTCAAGGCGAGGGGCGAAACACTCAAATAGAGATTGAGAATATTATTGGTATCTCTCATGACATGTTTAAACATATTTTGGCACTTAATACCTACGTTGAACCATTTCTATCTTTGCGAACGGGAGATCAGAGAGTTATCATTGAACAATTACTGGGAATCACAAAACTTTCTGAGAAGGCCGAAAAATTAAAAGAAGAAAATCGAATAGTTCGTGATGCAATTAAAGAAGAAGAATTCCAAATCACAGCTACAACTGAAGCTAATAGAAGAATTGAACAAAATATTGTAAGTCTCGAAGCAAAATCTAATATCTGGGATACAACTAAAGAAGCAAAGATTACAAAACTTAATAGTTCTATTCAGAAATTACACAGTGTTGATATTGATAATGAAATTTCCTTGCATAAAACAAAAAAGGAAATTGAAGATTTAACAGCAGAGTATAGGGCGCTCACTAAAGAACTTTCTGGATTAGATAGTGAAGTTACACAAGTTACCCGAATTATAAATCGTCTTCAGAAAAACTTAGATAGTTATTCTGATAAAATCTGTCCTAAATGTAACCAAGCTATGGATACTGAAACCCACAAAAAATTACACAACGAAGATTTAAAGGATCATATAGAATCTGTTGAAAAATTAAAAGATAAAGTTAATAAAAGGGATGAAGTTAAAACTCTTGCGGATTCTGTCGCGTCAATGATTCCACAATTACCTAAAACTTTCTATATTTCAATCGATGAAGCCTACAATCATAAAACTTCTCTTGATATACTCGAAAATACCTTAACCGCTGAATTAAAAACAGTTAATCCATTTACAGAACAAATTGATTCTTTGAAGAGGGACGGCTTGCAAGAAATTGATTTTACTCATTTAAATGAATTAGTAAAATTGCGTGATCATCAAGATTTTCTTTTAAAGTTATTAACGAGCAAAGATAGTTTCATTCGAAAAAAGATTATCGATCAGAATTTATCATTATTAAATCATCGTCTATCGCATTATATTTCTAATATTGGTTTACCACATACAGTAAAATTCAAATCTGACTTAGAGGTTGAGATTACATTGTATGGTAAAGAATTTGATTTTGATAATTTAAGCCGTGGGGAGAGAACAAGGCTTATACTTTCTCTCTCATGGGCATTTAGAGATGTATTTGAAAGTATAAATGATAAAATTAATTTATTGTTTATTGACGAATTAATCGATAATGGATTGGATGCTAGTGGAGTAGAGTCAGCATTAGCAATACTAAAAAAGATGGGTAGAGAAAATAAAAGAAATATTTTCTTAATTTCCCATAGAGATGAATTAATGGGTCGTGTATCCAATGTATTAAAAGTTATAAAAGAGGG